ACATCAATATAGAAAATTCTACGTTCTGGTGCTCTTGAAATTCTGTAGATAACAAGAGAATCTTCAATCATACGGAGTTGATTGAGTGACTTAATTGCTTTGTGTAGATATGAAAGAGTGGTTCCTTTGTTACGATCAACTAAACCAGATGTGCAGTATGTGATTGAATCTTTTGCAATCTTAATACCCTGACTTCCACCAGTTGCTGTTGGGTTACCAGTTGGATATTGTGATTTTGGATTGTAGATAAAATATTCTTCTATTTCTGGAAAGTTGTAATCCATTGGATTGTCACTTCTCAGTTTTTGGAAAGCATTTCCGTTTAATTTATCTCCAGGTTTCCTCTTTTCTTGTCTTATATAACGCATTTTTGCTGCGTCAATATAACGTAACTCCTGAATTCCTGCAGCAGGATCCTTCAGATCGATAATTTTATGATAGTAAATACGACCATCGACATACCAATTGCGATAGATTTCGTGTGCTTTCTTGTCGAAATCTAAAAGATCGAGAATATGTTTAAATTCTTTACGAATTTTAGTCTTAATACCATCGCTGGCATTGAGATTTGATAGTTCAATTTCTACCGGACTATCATTTGTATCTGAAACAACTGCTTCGTTTACAATATCTTCGATGGCACTATCCGCTTCAGGATGAAGTGCCATCTCACGATATCTTTTAATTAGATCAAACTCAGTGCGAAATACACCTTCTAAGTCAACATAAGACCCAAAAAAACCACTACTCGCATAGTGATCAGACCCGTCCTCATTATTAGGAGGAACAGGACTGATCGCACTTGGAGATAGTGGTTCGGTATCCTCAATAGAGAACCCAAATAACTTAGACATGATTTATTTTCTAAGGTTTCCTACGACTATTTATTAGCCATTAGGAGAAGGGCTTGCTGCTCCTACCTTTGGTTCAAGAATATTGAAAGACTGAACCTGGAATTCTACGGTGAATTCTTCAATGGTGTCAGTGCTATCATACGAGAGATCAATCTGAGAAACATTAGTTGGGAAAATGTCCACAAACTGATACTCTGCAAGAACAGCATTGCTGCTTCCTGCGTTGTCCTTACTACTTGCAGCTGAACCTCTACCAAGTTGATAGACCTTCGCGCTGACCATATATGCACCTGGTTCAGTTGTGCCAAGGTTGTTGTCCAACTTAGCGATCTGTTCCGACCACTCTTCAAATGCTCTTCTTAGTCTGAAGTCTTCATCGTTGATAATGGTGATAGTCCATGGATCGATGGTTCTGTCACCTGCAACTTTGAAAGTACGACCTCTAAAAGGAACGTCAATCGATGCAATGTTCTGTGCAGGCATGTTTGCTGCCTTACACATGAACTTGAAGGTATCCGCATCCCATCCCTGCACGCTGGCAGGGAGGGTAGTGAGTTCAACCTCAAATAGATTAGGGCGAGCACCGCCCCCAATCAGTTTTGATTTAAAATCAGCAATGGTTTGATTTGCTCTGGATGTTGCCATTAGTTTATCCTCCTGGAGTTATTTAGCGATACTTGATTAAACTCTACCAGCTACTTCTTCAAAACTGACCCCGGTACGGGTAGCAACGAAGGAGAGTGTGATGAAGTTAATGGACTTCGCTGGTTTCAGGAAGATATCCGCCCTGAATTCGTTGTTGTCAATAATATCAGGTGTATTGTTTGATGTATCACAAACAACCAGGAATCCAAAGAGACCTCTCTTTGCCTGAACATCGCGGAGATAAGGTTCGACAATGTTTCTAAAGTTTGCTCTCGTCAACTCATCATTGAGTTCAAAGAGTTGTGCTTCTGCTGCTCTTTCAAGTGCTTGCTCAATAGTGAGGAACAAGCGACGGACGTTGATTCTGTCGAATGCAGATGCGTAAGAGAGTGCAGTCTTATCACCGAAGAGGAGTGTTCCGATACCAGGTTTGGTGACAAAGGAATTGATTCTTGCGGGATAGAGTTTGTCTCTCTGTGCCTTGGTTGGATTATATGCAAGTTTGATAGCGTTGTTAATAATACCACGCTGCTCACCTGCGGGTGAGAACCAAGGATATGCTTCAATTGCAGTTCTGGTCATCAGTCCAGCAACGTCGGGGTTGGTTGGAATGTAACGGAACTTGTTGTTGAAGCGATCATAAGTAAATTTATAACCAGTATCAAATACTGCATAAGAAGAGGAATTCAGAACTGAGAAGTACTGAATCAAATTATCAGTTTGAGTGGTTGTATTGGTTACATTGATCAGATTTGTTCTGTGTGGACCAACGACAGCCATGCAATCCTTTCTTCCTTCTGCAAGGGAGATCAGGTAGTTTGCTTTTGCCTGTGATTCTTGCTCAGTAGAACAACCAGGTCCCATGATCAGATAATCAACTGCAATTTCATCCTTGTTCTCGAAGAGTTGATAGGATGTTTTCAGGTTACCCAATGAGGTGGTCATTCCACCATTGTCTCCAGTAGCAGGAACTCCACCACTGTAGTCTTTACCACCACCAAGTTGATAAGTTACGTTACCAACTGCACTGAAGTAAACGTCTTGTGCTTTCTGTCCCCAAAGTCCACCTGCGGTGGTGATTTGAGTGAAGGACTCAGACTTAGTACCAGAAACAGAAGTAAATCCGACTGCTCTTGGTGCAGTGCCGTGATGCGAATCTGCTGCACTTGATGGATTGCCAGCAGCGAACAGATTTTCGGAGAAGTCTGCAAGATAATCTTGATACCAGACTTTTTGAGGTGCGTTAACGTTAGAAACAGAGTCAACTGCTTTGGAAAGACTCAGGTGCTTCTCAATGATGTTACCTTGGATTCCACTGATGGTTCCTTCGTCATCAATAACAACAACGTGAATTGCATCAGCACCACCATTTCTGTTTGTCGAATAGACATTGGAAATAGGTTTTGGTGCAAGAGACTTCCAGAATACAGTGCTGTTAGTCAGACCCAGTGTTTGCTCATCGTACCAGTCTTTAACGCTGGTTGCACTCAGAGTGTATCCAAGACCATCAGTCTTAACACCAGTAGTGGTAACGAAGTGAAGACTATCAGAAACTGCAAATGCTTTTCCTCTATTAGATTCAGCATAAGTGACTCTTGTCTCTGTTGCGCCACTACCAACTGTTTCTACACGAGAAACAATCTTAACTTCAATCGAACTATCTCCACCAGCAGAGTCAGTATTGATACCAGTAACAATTCCTTTAAGGTAACCAACAAATGAACTTGTACTTCCTAAACCAGGAACTGCTGTGTCGATTGAACAGGTGACACCTAAACCAATCGCAATACCTGCTTGTGATGGTGCAGTAGTTCCGATTCCGATTCTCTGGTCAGCAAGATCATCGATAGTACAGACCTTTAACCCATTAGCCCAAGAACCAGGGTTCTTAGCAGCGTAGTTATAGTTGGTTGCGTCAGCATAGTTATTAATATAGTCGTCGTAGTTCTTAATCTTCAGAGTTGTGGTGCTTGCAATACCAACACCAGCATTTGCGTTCTTAAGGTTAGCACCATCAGTTCTAACTACCTTCAGAACTCCACCATAAGAGAGAAAAGATGATGCACTCATCCAATACTCATATTGCGAATCCGTTGAAAGGGGCTTACCGTAAACGCCGATAAGATCTTGTTCAGTAGTTACGTCAATTGGGTCATCTACAGGTCCAATTGGGAAGGGTCCAGCAATTGCACCAATATTATCCAGTACATTCTCAGCTCTCCCTACTGTTAAATCAACCTCCCTGATTTGTACACCAGGAGATAATTGAGGAGTCGCCATGTTTTGATTCTCCGTTAATCTCAGTTTGTCTAAGAATATTTATTAAAAACATACTTTTCGCAGGGGAATCATGACGTGAACTACCAATCAGGATATTCCCACTTATCTGAAGATTTTTTTACTCTTTTCTTACAGCACTTTTTACATTCATATGAATATGACGAAGCAACAGAACCTCTGTCTTTTCTTGTTCTATAGAAATCGTCAACTAAATTCTTAAATTCTCCACATACCCTACATTTTCTGTCCTGTAATAAGAGATGTCCTAATTTAATTTGACCGTCAAGATCCATTCTCTACTTCTCCAATAATCCAAGATCTCATACCAAATGGTTTATCAGAAATCAAATCTTGAGTTAGTGTTACTACATCTGATGGGACGACTAAACAGAATCCAATACCAAGATTGAATACATTTCTCATCTCTTCCTCGGTAATGTCTCCTGCCTCCTGAATCTTGTTGAAGAGTTCTGGTCTATCCCAAGCATCATAGTCAATATTAACTTTAAGACCTGCTGGAAGGCATCGTGGGAGATTCTCAGGCAGTCCTCCGCCTGTGATGTGCGCCATACCAAGAATAGGAACTTCGTCCAACAGGTGCTGGATTAGACGGGCATAGATGGTGGTTGGTCTCAACAACTCTGGCATCTCCTTATACTTGATATAATTTCTCCATAGCATATCATTGACAAGAGTGTATCCATTACTATGAAGACCACTACTCTCAATACCAATGACTACATCACCTGCTCTGATATTACTGCCGTCAACAATATCATTCTTCTCTACAATACCAG